TAACACTCAACTTTGTTGAAGTTTCAGTATAACCTAAGAACTTGTCTCTTAATATAGCATGTGTTTCGTCTTTAGTATAACCCAACTCTCCACCTATTACGCTTACCCACTCCCAATACAATCTGTTCTGCTTTATTGAGCGTGATTCTTTATCATCCTTTATCTCTATGATAGCCTTGTCTGAATCAGGATACTCTTTAAAGTGAGCCTGTATCATTGATTCAAGTATGTGTTGCTTAGGCTTGGTTCTTTCAATAACTCGTTTCACATCAATCCCTTACTAACTAAAATCTCTTGTGTTCGTTTCATACCCATTAGGTGACTCAATAGTAGAAATTCTTGTGAATAATCAGTTTGTACACGCCCATCAAGAACATCATGACAAGAATGACAACAATAAGCACCATGGATATCAAGACACTTAGCGCCCATACCACCACCATTAAGATGAGCCAACACCACTGTTTCATTATTAGGACCACCGTAACATCCATCTAGTCTGATAGTACATGCTTGACCTCTAGCGCTTTTAGTAATCTTACTCATTCATTCTACCTTCTGCTATCTCAAAATACTTATCGTCTAATTCAATACCAATGAAGTTTCTATTTAATTTCTTACAAACAACACCTGTTGTTCCACTACCCATAAAAGGGTCTAAAACTATTTGATTCTCATTAGTGTTAGCCTTAACAATTCTTGTTACCATTTTTTCTGAAAATTGACAAGGGTGTTCTGTTTTTTCTTTTACTTTACCAGTTCCAGAATTTACCCTATCAAAATGCCAATAATCAGTAGGGTTTTTCCCTAGTTTATGATTTCTTTTATCGTTTGTTTTGTTTAATGATAAATCCCTAACCTCATCTAAATTAAAAATACAAGTATTAGGGTTTTTTGCGTACCATTGCCACCGTTCTGTTCTGTGTGTGTATCTTAATTTATACGACATACCACCACCATAATGCCAAACTATTTCTTGAACCATTGGTAAGTTACATATTTCGTGATATAAGTATGTCAGTGGCAAGGTTTCATTTCTGTCTAACTTCATATATCCAACATTCAACCAAAATACACCGTTGTCAGATAAAAGTTTCTCTATCTTACCAACCCATTTTTCAGCAAACTTTTTATATTCTGATAGTGATAATTCTTTTTCATATTCTTTTTTTGCATTGTAAGGTGGAGATGTAATAACAGCATCTACCTTAACACCATCAGCAATGAGTCTATCCATCACCTCTAAACAATCACCTTTGTATAATTCAATCATAGTACGTTTATCTGCCACTCAATACAGGCTTCAATAACGTCTGCTACTGAATAAACTACTGCTACTTCACCACCTGCTTCTTTAATTCGTTCAATCATAACCTTTTGGTTCTTACTTAAACTGCCTTTGCCACTGTCTAATGTCTTAGGTTTTTTAACTTCCAAGAAGTATGCCTGACCATCATAGACAATACATATATCAGGAACTCCTGCTTTGACACCTTCAGACTTTAACTTAGATGCTACAATCTTATTACGTTGACCACCATTAGGTATTGCAAAATAACACACCTTTCTCATATCTAGGTACTGACATATCGCCTTTTGAACCTGATGTTCGTAATCATGTCTCACTTGTCTTTGTCCTTCTCTCTGAGTAAATTATCAATAATCTCTTTTGCTGATTCACACGTATGTTGTCTAACTGCTCTGTCGTTCATATAACTAATTCTGTCTAGTAACTCTTTAACACCAACTAACGCTGTAACACATTGCTTTTTATTGTGACCCCACCACATAAACTTCTCCTTTTAATTATAAATCACGCTCATCAAGATTATCATATTCAAAGTATTGACTCAATCCGTAAACTTGCCAATGAATAGAAGGCTTGTCTTGATTGATACGATGAATTAATCCACTACGAGTAATACCTAATAGTTCTGCTGTCTTCTCTTGTGTTAATCCTATTCGTCTTAGTTCATCTGTAATAGAGTTAAAGTAAACTGTTTTATCAACATCTTTGTAAACCTTCTCTTTTGGCATAATAGTAGTTTGTTATTGAATTAAGTACATATTATATCATCTACCACACATTAGTTTGTATAAGATTCAACATTATCACTCTAACTAACGCACTTCGTTTGTTGGGTCGGTGCTGAAGCACCCAACCTTCTCTCTAGGTAAGGCTCGTCACTACGTTCCTCTGAGGGATAAAATCCCTTTTTTAAAGCACCATAGATAGAGAGTATTAAAAAAAAGAATAACCACGATTTCAATTAGTGTATGATATTTTCATTATTCAATAAAAAACCCCCGAAAGACTATAATCAATCGAGGGCTTGAATTAGGTGATGCGACCACCTGAGTGCTATTATAACCTATAGTATTCACTTTGGTCAAGACACTGCAATGGTGTTTAATTTTAAATTTGACCACAACTCAAAGAAGCAATAGAAATATAAATCCTAGCAATGACTGCCCACTTGTCAACTAGGTCGCAGTGGTAAGTTGTAATAACCACCGATACTAACATAATGTTTTGTAAGTCCTTGTTAGTTGGCTTGGAATGAAATGACCAAGAAGATAGAGGGTTGACCACCAAACATGGTCGGCTCGATAACTGATACTCTTAGACCGTGACTTTGGTTTATGTGATTAAGACCGCTAATACGGCACTTACCACAAGAGTAGAAGTGGGATAGTTATGTCTAAAATAAAGAGGGCAAATGAAGAAAAAACAACACTGGGAAGAAAAAACAACACTGGAGTAAAAAAATAGTGTTTATTTGCATTTAGTTGTTGACACCTAGTATCACCTACTGTACAATACGCAGTAACTTGATTATGAAATTGAGTTAAACCTTTAAATAAAACGGAGATACAAAATGAACACACTAACAAAAAACGAACAGAACTTTGTAAACACATTTGCTAAAGAGAACTGGACAGGTTGTGAAACTTGGAGTGACTTAACTCATGACAATGGAACTACTTGGGTTTTACCAAAAGTTTTCTCTTTCTTCCCTAACCTTACAGAATCACAAGTAGGTGGTTACTTATCTTCACTAGAAAAGAAAGGTGTTATGTTCCATGAAGATGATTACGATGGTTGTGGCGCACCTAGACACTTCGGTATAACTTGTGCTTATGTTGAGAACCAAGCGCAAACAAACCCAAACACTAACTTTTAAACAAAATAGGAGATACAAAATGAGCAGAATGACTAACAGAGAACACGAAGAGGCTGACCACTTGTCAACACGATACGAGGCTTGTTACGACACAGCACTAGACGAATACCTTACTTCAATCGAACTTATAAAGCAATCGTTTGAACATAACCTTAACGAGACACCTATTTGCGATGTGCCTTTACACGTAATTCTTCACATGGCAACAAGTGTTAATCAAATGGTTGAGAAATCAAACTTTCACTATGTTGATGAACACGATGATGTTTGGTATGACTTTGAATCAGAATTATCTGAAATGCTTTTAGATGAATACGGATGGGAGTTATAACATGATTGACGTAGATAACACACAACCACAAGACTACCATCACGACCAAGAACCCGACATGAAAGATTACATGCAGACTGAGCAATACGCTCAAGAAATTGACAAGGCTTTCGGAAATCCTAAAGAGCAGATTGATGATTTAATAGATAGTTTGGGGTTTGGCAAATGAGCATTAACTTCAAGAACATTACGGTAATTGATATGGATTGGGATAGCAACCAATACCCCGAATTTGAGGACTCCTTCATTATAGAGGCAGAGTTCAAGGACACAGGGGTTAGGCTGACAGACGAAGAGTTAGACAAAGTTAATGATGACTCTCAGTTTGTTTACGAAGAACTACAAAACTTTTTACATTAAAACGGAGATTGAAATGACACAAGACGAAAGATTATTAGATTATTTAAAAGACAACAACGAGATTGACCCATTAGAGGCATGGAAAGAGTTAGGCATCTATAGGTTATCTGCTTGTATTTTTAGACTAAGGAAACAAGGTCATAATATTATCAGCAACCGTAAGAAGGTTCATAACCGATTTGGTGAGAACTGTAACGTTGCAAGATACAGGTGGGGGTTATGATGTTTGAGATATTAGTAGGAGTGGCTATCCTTTATCAAGCCTTTGTTTTATATTTAATATTAGGAGATGACTGATGAAAGGAAAAAACCTAACACTTAAACAAGTGAAAACAATAAGAACAATGTTTGACGCAGGTGTTCATAAGAATGAGATAGCAAGAGCGATGTCTTTAGGTTATACGACAGTGTGTAAATACATTGCCAATAAGGACTTGAAACCTAAATCAATTAACCCTAAAGGGTATTGTATTAATGCCAATAAGGATGACTTTGATTTTGTATCAAAAATTGCTAAGGAAAACAATATAACCAAGAACGATGCTATGAGCGAGATAGTTAGACTTGCCAAACGCAAATGTCTATTTAGTTGGGGGTAGTTATGAACGTATTTAACACACTAAACAAAGTAAACGTAAACGAACACACAGAGCAGAAGGGTCAACTAACTTACCTGTCGTGGGCTTGGGCTTGGTCAGAGGTTAAGAAAAAATACCCCGAAGCAAACTACCATGTCTATGAGAATGAAGATGGTTGGTTGTACCACCATGATGGTAAGAGTGCTTGGGTGAAGACAAGTGTAACGATAGAAGGTCTTGAGCATATTGAGTACCTGCCTGTCTTAGACTTTAAGAACAAGTCAATACCTATGGATAGTATCACTTCGATGAATGTGAACACGTCTATACAACGTTCTATCACTAAATGTATTGCTCGTCATGGTTTGGGCTTATACATCTATGCAGGTGAAGACTTACCCGATATTCCTGTTTGGGAAAACGGTGAGCGCGATGAATATGTACACGCTCTGAAAGAGGTTGTGGGCGAGTCAGACTTTGATGGGATTAAACAACTTTGGAATGAACTAACCTCACGTCAAAAGAACGATATTTGGAAGGCGTTTGACAGTTCTGAACAAGTAGTCATCAAAGAGGGATTGCGTAAGTTATCACCTGATGAGTAAGTTATAATAAAAGAACTGTCGGGTGTCACTACCTATATTGGACAGTCGGGGTAATTAGAATAATCTCCTCAAGTTTAATCTCCATTCCTCGATAATTAAAGGTGAAAAGTGCGGTTTGTCCACGATACGGACTCTTTAAATTAAGTAACTTAGGGAGAGCGCACCTTCTTCCACAGAAACACATCCTCTGTGGAGTTATAGAACGGTAAGGTCACAGCCGAGTGCGTAAGTGACCACTTTTAAACCAAAAAGGAGACAATTATGTCAGGAATAAATAAAGTAATACTAATAGGAAACTTAGGCAGAGAGCCTGAAGTTAAATACGCAACTAACGGTAATGCAATAGCAAACCTTGCAATAGCAACATCAGAGTCTTGGACAGACAAAACGACAGGTGAAAAGAAAGAGAAAACTGAGTGGCATCGTGTTGTCATATTCGGTAAGTTGGCTGAAATATCACAGCAGTACCTACACAAAGGTTCTAAGGTTTATGTCGAGGGTGCGTTAAAGACCCGTAAGTGGCAAAATAAGGAAGGACAAGACCAATACACCACTGAAGTCGTTTTGTCGGGATTTGGGGGTGTTTTACAGATGCTAGATAGTAGGTCAGACTCCAATAACAATCCTAGTGTAGCGCCAAACACAAATAACGCTCCTCAAGTAGCACAAGAACCAATAGCACCTGTTGCAACCGATGGTTTTGACGATGAAATACCCTTTTAGATTTATACCGTTTTAATTTATTTTAGTCTTTTTGTAAATAATGCTTGACTTCTTGTATTGTATGCTGTATAATGTCTTTATCGAATCGAGGAACGGTTCGGTACTTTAAATAAAACAGGAGATACAAAATGAATAACCTACCACTAGACAATTTCAAATACGAAGGCGATGGATATGTCTTTGAATTTAAAAACGAGAGAGAGGCTTTCTATCACACATTGGTTGTTAGACCTAGACACCTCAAAGTTCTAAGCAACACCACAGGCATGACCACTGAACAACTTAAAGATTCGGTCATCGCAGAATGGTTTGCTGAAGAGAACGAGCAGGTGAGACTTGAGAACAATGCTAAACGTAGAGCGAAGGTGGCATCATGAACCAACCCGAAATAGGAACTACTTGGTGGTGGCATGGATTCGAGGCTTGGCGTGTAGTCAGCGTGGATTCATGTACCGATGAGTTTGGTGAAGACGAAAGAATGTTTGTTACCATCTTGTGCAAGGACTTGAATCAACTACGAACCGTTTGGACTAAATCATTCTATAAGCGGTGGCATCCAACTTGGAATCCGAAGGCAAGGGATGAGTAATGATTAATACGATACTTCAAGGCAACGTCTTAGAACGTGCCAAGGACATCGAGAGCAACAGCGTACAGTGTTGTGTTACCTCGCCACCTTATTGGGGGTTACGTGATTACGGCACTGCCACTTGGGAAGGTGGTGACGAGAACTGTAGTCATAAGCGAGATAGTAAGGCTTCAGAATCTTGCACTACAGGACACGTTAATCTTGAAGGCTCAGTAGGTGATGGTATTTACAAAAGCGTCTGTAAGAGATGTGGTGCTGTTCGTGTGGACAACCAACTCGGACTCGAAGAGACCCCCGAAGAATACGTTGAGAACATGGTCAAGGTTTTCAGAGAGGTTAAGCGCGTACTAAAGGATGACGGAACTCTGTGGCTTAACCTTGGCGATAGTTACTGCGGAACAGGTCATAAAGGAGTCTCTAAAGACCCTAAGCATAGCGATGGCAGGAGTGGTCAGAAAAAGGCTGTTAATAACAAGATTCAAGGGCTTAAACCTAAAGACTTGGTTGGTATCCCTTGGAGAGTTGCACTAGCGTTACAAGCCGATGGTTGGTATCTGCGACAAGACATTATTTGGCACAAACCCAATCCTATGCCCGAACCTGTTACAGACCGTTGCACCAAGGCGCATGAGTACATTTTTCTACTAAGTAAGTCACCTAAGTATTACTATGACGCTGACGCTCTTAAAGAGAAATCGACCACATTCGAGAATAGACCCAGTGGTATAGTTAGAGACAGGTTGTACGATTACGACTCAAAAGAGAAAGCAATGGGAAAACGAACAGGGATTAAGTTCGGGGGCAATAAGTACGGAGATAGCGATGACCCTAAACACGCTACAAAAAGTGGAAACGAATATGTGGACAATGGTATGCGTAACAAACGGTCTGTATGGACAATAACTACCAAGCCATACAAAGAGGCACACTTCGCTGTGTTCCCTACTAAGTTGCCCGAACTGTGTATCAGAGCAGGAACTAAGGAAGGCGATGTAGTGCTTGACCCTTTCTTTGGTAGCGGAACTACAGGTTGGGTCGCTAGAGAGTTAGGAAGAAATTATTTAGGGATTGAGTTAAATCCCGATTACATAAAAATTGCAGAAGCAAGATTTTCACAAGGAGTATTATTCTAATGAGCGCAAATAAACCACAAAAGATTTACACGCTAGACAATGGCGTAACGATAACACCATGCGAGTTAGCAAAGAAACTAAGAGTATCAGTACCTGCGGCACGATGTAGGCTTGATAAATTCACCGACCCTGTTTCTGTATTTAGAGTTGTTGGTGCTAATAGACCTAAGCGTACTTACAAGTGCAAGGAATACACACTGTCTGACGGAACTACACAAACAGCAAGGCAAGTCTCAAACAAATATGGTGTTCCACTATGTACTTGTCGTAATAGATTATCAAACGGAATTACTGATATAAAACGATTATCAAAACAACCCAATTATAATAAGCAACACAATCTTGGTGGGTCTAAAGTTGAAGCACCTTTGGTATTAGACTCTCAGCAGAGTGTTACTAAGATGATGTACGGTAGGAATTACTTCTGTCCGTTATCTCGGTTGTTGTTAAGGATTATTTGAACAAGCACAGTTGCACTTGGCAGGTTCAGGTGCAGCAAACATCATCTGACTACCCATCTGAAACGCCTTACTTGGCATCTGAAACATTTGTCCAAAAAAGGCTAAAGATGATACGGTTATAAAAATACCTATTAAAAACGCTGTTATTGAACATTTATTCATACTTTCATCCTCGGGTCTTTAACCATAGTTTAAGATTAAGACTAGCATTAAAACTACGAATAAACTAATCTGTAGTTCTATCTTCATTTCTTCATCC